CAAAGGTAATTGAGATACCTGAAGTGGAAACACCAGAGAAATTAATAACTTTAGAACTTTTATCTAAGGAGGGAAGAAAATCACTTAAGTATGATATAGAAGATGCTTTACTTAAATATACAATAACTGATGGCATTCATGGCAAAGCAGATATTATAATGAAATCTGATTATGAAGGATTTACCATCTATGGCTTTGAAGGAGATGAATTAATGCAGAAAAATGCTTTGGCTGATATGGATATGTGGAAGGAACAAATAACTGAAATGATTAAATCCCACACTTCTGATGCGAGAGTTGCAATTAAGAATTTCTTAAATGAAGAAGGAAAACCAACAGAAGTAAAAGATATATTTGAGTTTATGGTTAAGAATAAACCAGAATTAACTGAAAAATTATGGGATGGACTATTTAATAAATTTTCAAAGTGGATAGATGATTATGATGATTTTATTCAAGTGTCTCCAACTACTTACAAAGATAATGATTTGAAAGTAATAAAAGATGAGGAACCAAAGAGTGATTCTGGTTCATATCGAATGTATGTTAGAAAGGATGATAACATAGAATTTTTAATTAATTACAAAGATAAGGATATGATTTGGATAATTGATATTGAAGATACAGAAGACATATATAATTTGTTTGGTAAGGCAGGTAAGTTTCCTGCACAAATTGGAGAGAAGAGTCAACCTGATAAATTATTAGATAAAGGAGAAATAATATTTGGTGTTCAAAAGCATGGTTATCATGAATATAAAATCAATGGAGATAAATTCAAGACTAGACTACACTTTAGAGTGGTTCCTGTAAAGGATGAAGATAAATGGGTTGTATGGACTGGATTTAAACAGACGATGTTAGATTCAAAAGAAGACGAAGGCATATGGGATATTGCAAACGATAGGCATAAAAAGTTAGCCATGCAAATTGCCTAATGTCGCTGACTTCATATAGTCAAAAAGGAGAGGGGGATTGTGTCCGAACTAGGTTTAGTGAAAAGCGATACTAATGGTGACTTTAACATATTAAAATCAGATGATTTAATTATTGGTGGGTATGCTTCTATTGAAATTGTAGATAAACAAAATGACCTAATTACACTTGATGCACTTAATGAAGCAGTTAAGAAATATATGGAAGTCAAGAAATATAGAAATGTAATGTCTAACCATTCAAATGTTCAAGTCGGAGATGTTATAGAAAAATATCGAGATAAAAATGGACAAGTTCATAAAACACAAGTAGATGATGTAGGATTTTATGTTGTAATCAAATTAAGAGATGACATAGAAAAAGCAAAAGAAATTTCTAGAGGAATTAGAAAAGGAACATTACGCTCATTTAGTATAGGTGGACAAGCACTATCAAAAAGAAAGAAAACTAGCCCTGATATTGGCGAGTATAATGAAATAGATAAATTAGAACTCCATGAAGTCACAATTTGTGAAAAAGGAATAAACCCTGAAGCAAAATTTGACATTCTGAAGGAGGATAACGAAATGACCGAAAGATTGGAAAAAGCGTTGGAGGAACTTAACGACCTCATGAAGGAAGTTAATGACCTTAAGAAAGAAGAAGGGGCTGACCCTGATTTGGATGGTAATGCAGAACTATTATCAGAAGAGCCAGATGAAGCCTCCGTAGAAGCAATGGACACTGATGATGATTCATCAGATGCAGACGAAGACTCTGTAGAATCCATGAATAACTATGATGCAGAAACAAAGATGAGAAATGGGCCAGAAGGCCCGGTAGAACATGGATATGGTGAAGATTTAGCCGCAGGGAAAAAGCATTCACAAGCAGGACAAGTAGGACAACTATACAAGGAGTGGACTAATAATGATTTCTCTACTTTAGACCTATCTGTTGAGAATGTAGAAAAGGCGTATGACGCTTTCAAGGCAGAACAACTTGAAAAGATGGCTTACGATACTTTGAAGTCCAAGTTCGCTGAAAGGTTTGCTAGTGAACAAACTGTCCGAAAGGCTAATGTTGCACGAAGCGAGTATGACGCAAAGAATGAGGTTGAAACCCTAAAGGAGGAGTTCGCTTCTCTTCGTAAGAGTCTAACCGAACAATCAAATGAGATTGTTAAGGCTCAAACAATAGAGGTTCCCGATTTTGATGTTAATGAAATGTCGTGGGGAGACATTCACAATATTGCGAAGGAGTTTAATTGAAGGTGATTATGAATGAGTGGATATATTAACACAATGCAAGATTTAGAAGCCGCATCTTACGGATTAACTGGCCCTGCTGGTAACGCTCTGTTAAAGAGTGCCGGAGTTGTTGGTGGATTTGGAACGCCGCACGATGCCGCAAGTAACCCGTTTACTGCCGCATCTGGTCTAGGTGACCTATACAATGTTCTTT